GATTCAAAGGGATGGATCCCGAAAGAGAGCATTGCGGTCGACTTTGTAGCTCTGTGGCAGACGAAGGAATATGAAGACTATGCAGCACTCCAGAAGGTCCATCTGGGCGACAGTGTAAGCGTTTACTATCCTGCGCTCGGAGTCATCGCAAACGGGCAAAGGGTAGTCAAGACAGTCTACAACACGTTGCTTGACAGATTCGATGAAATCACACTGAACGAACTGCAAGACTCGCTTGTAAGCCTTACTGATCAGCTAATTACATCAGAAATCACATCCGTAATAGACGAAGCCGCCAATACGATGAGGATCACTACATCGATGAGCGGTGATGTGGCCACAGACTACAGAGGTGTGGCCGATATTAGCTCGCTTGTCAATGGGCATCCAGTAGACGGAGTCGTCTCGGACAGAGAAGCGCATATACTTTTTGGTAACGCATCTGATGGAGTGCGCACTGCAAGGTTCATCAACGCTGACGGATACGCAATAGCGAATGCGTCGCTAACGATAACAATTTACAGCATACGATAACGGAGGAAATTCATATGCAGATTCACGAATTAAATGATTATGGCGGAAGCCTCGACTCCGGGGCATATCTCGGAATTGATAACGGGCTGGACACGGGGAGAGTGTCATATGCGAAGCTGATGGAAGCAATAAACGCCAGAGTCGACAACATAATCGCTGGCGAGGCACCTTCTGCTGCAGAAGTGGTCGATGCTCGTTATGGAGCCGACGGAGTCTCATATGCTTCGCTCGGAGATTCTATCAGAGGCCAGGCGAGCGGCTTAAAGAACGACATAAACCTTGTTGCAGAAGGCGATACAGTAGCATTCATTGACAAAATCAACTACATTTATGGCACGCCTGTAAATGGCAAATACATTTCTTATAACTCCGGCAATATAGGAACAAACGCAAGCTGGTCATACTATTTCCCGATAAAGATTGAGGGCGGCTTTTGGTATAGCGCTTCATTCGGAAGTGCACACGTTGCATTCTATGATGATACATTGACTTATATCAGCGGAGTCCTTGTTTCATCGGACAAAAGGCCATTCCAGGCACCGAGCAATGCTGCGTACATGGCGTACTCATATCAGACCGCCGATGGAGCACAGTATGTGGAGAGGTCTATAGAGCAGAAAGTTGAGTATGTTGAGCCTAGATATAAAAAACTAGACCGCGATATCGCACTTGATATCAATCACTTCACGAAGATAGTTGAGTTCGGCAAAAACCTTTTCAACAGATGGAATACTATAGACGGCAAGTGTATCGATTATGGTGACGCTGACAGGCTGTGGACAAATGCGTCGTATTGCTACTGCCCGGATTTTATACCGTGTAAGCCAAGTACAAGCTACACGATAAATCAGGTAGGCGGGATCATCGGCGAATATGACGCAGACGGAAAGGCTACGGCCACACACAATATTACTACGGCGTCAGTCGACAAGACATTCACTACGACAGCCGATACAAAATACTTGAAGGTGGGCACACAAATTGCGCTCAAGTCCTCCTTCCAGATTGAAGAAGGCTCAACGTCGACATCGTATGAAGCGTTCACCTGTAGATTTAAATATGGTCAGGGCGGTTCTGCTGTGAGCATAATCACAGTAAAGCAGGACGGGACCGGGAACTTCACCACTATCAGCGAGGCTATCGCAAATGCATCTGATGATGCCATAATCCTCGTCTATGACGGCACATATGAGGAAAGCGTAAAAACCTACAGCAAGCGTGTTCACATCATCGGGACCAACAGAGAGAAGTGCATTCTGTCTTATTCAGGCCTTGATTATAGGAACCCGCCTCTTGAAATGGCAAAAGGCTCGGTAAGGAACCTGACTATCAAAGCCACGAACAGCGGAACGCAAGGCGAGAGGCCGGCTTACTGCGTGCACATAGACAATGACAACGAAGCGAACGAGCAGTTGACCTTCACGAACGTCGATTTCATCAATCAGGTACACCAAGCCGTCGGCAGCGGACTGAGAGCACACTTTACGCTTGAGTTTGATATGTGCAGATTCAGAGCAAATGATCAAGCAGGCCTGTACTGCCACGATTGGGAGACCAGCGACGAATCGGCAGACAAGACGGGGCAGAAACTGATGGTAAGAAACTGCTCAATCGTGAATAACTCGGCATCGAAGTCATCGATCATGCTCCAGTCACAAGAACTTGTTGATGGTGGTGCAGAGGCTACATTCATCGGGAACGTCGTAGTTAATAAAGGCAGCGATAAACTGATTGAGATGGTTATATGGCAAGGACGCTCATTGACCAATGACAACTTTATGGGTTCGTCAGACTGGATTCTTTCTGATGATTCGGCATTGAATAGCACACCTTTAATCAATAATTTATAAAAGCACCATAACAGATAAAGCCCGTCTTAACAGCGGGCTTTTTATTTTAAGAGGAGAAAACAAATGACTATAGACTTTGAAAACTATCTGATCCCGGTGATCATGATCGGATGCCTCTGTGTCGGTTTCGTCATGAAGAAATGGCTGCCGGCCGACGACAAGTGGATACCGACTGCGCTGTTGATACTCGGAGCCCTCTCGGGGCTCATTTTATTCGGATTTGATTATGAGGGAATCGTCAAGGGTATGCTGAGCGGTCTCGCTTCGGTCGGACTGCATCAGGTGTTCTATCAGTTCATAAAGAATAAGATCATGCCGATTGACATCGAGGGCATGGAGTACATCGAGGACGGTGAGGTCGATGAATAAGACGAAATTCTTGCAGACCGACTCGCGCTGGGGCGGTCTCGGCTATCCAAAAAAGCCGTGGCATATACGGAACTGCGGATGTGGTGAGGTATCGATTGCGAACATCATCATCGAAATCGCGAAGTATAAGAGCTACACACCGGCCACGATTCAGCCGTATTGCAAACAGTTCGCCGCTCCGAACGGTGACGGGACGTACTTTAGCGGAATCCCGAAAATGATGAAGCACTACGGACTCACAGAGGTCAAAGAACACGACACGATGGCTCAGCTCTGGAAGGAACTGGAGAAGGGCGATAGGGTGGCGATCTATCTCATGGGATCACGTCCGGGCGGATCTAAAAAGGTCCATTGGACGAGCGGCGGCCATTTTATTTCTAGCGTCGGGTATCGCAAGAACGGATCTAAGCACGAGATCTACGTCAAAGACTCCTACTCGAACAGCTCGCTCCGAAACGGTTGGATCAGCTACGAGGAGAATATGAGGAATGACGTCCTCCGCGTCTGGTCGGGTAAGCTGCCGAAAGAGGAGCCAACACCTACACCGACGAAAACAATCGACGAGATCGCTCAGGAAGTGATCGCTGGGAAATGGGGAAACGGTGACGAAAGGGTCGAGGCTTTGAGGGCCGCCGGATATGATCCGAGCGAGGTTCAAAACAAAGTGAACGACATCATTGCCTCCCGGAAGTCGGTCGATGAACTGGCAAAGGAAGTTATTGATGGTAAATGGGGTAGTGGTGATGAGCGCAAGAAGCGTCTGACTGAAGCGGGTTATGACTATGACGCCGTTCAGAAGAAGGTCAATGAGATCCTGAGCAAAGAGTCGTGGGTAGACAAGGCAAATGCGTGGGCGAAAAAGATAGCTGCTGACAATTCATATCACTATGTCAAGTGGGCGAGTAAAGACGCAAAGACGCACGAGTGCCCGATATGCCACAATCATCCGAAAGGCAAATATCACGGCTGGAACTGCATCGGCTTCGCCTTCGCAGTATGGCATCACGGCGGCGGGCTCCCTTGTAAGTGTTCTGACGGAGTAATTGCCAACAAGATCTGGGAGAATATACTGAACGCCAAAACGGATGCTGAAGCACTCGAGCTTGCAAGGAACCACGTTGGTCTGAAAGACCTGAAAGTTATTCGCAACAAGAACGGAATACCGAAGAGCCAATGGAAAGCGGGCGATATACTCGGAGCGTTCAAAAGCGGCAAATATTATCACACTATGTACTATATGGGAAATGGACAAATCGCAGAATCGACCGGCTCAAGTGGCAAGGTCCCAGTCAACGATCAAATAAGAATAAAGTCATATAGCAAGAAATCAGCTTGTGTGATCGTCCGCTACACGGGAAAGTAGGTGAGCAGCATGAAAGAGACAATTCTGATAGCTGTCATATCTGCTATGACATCCGGGGGAGTGCTCGGCTTCATTCAATTCCTGATCAAGCGCAAAGATGACAAAGAGCAGCGGGCCGAGGACAAACAGGACGATGACATCAAGGGCACTCTGAAGAAACTCGAGAAGGACGGACTTCGGACACAGCTCCTCTTGTTGCTCCTGTTGCAGCCGGACGAGGAGACAGAGATCCTCAAGATTGCTCAGCACTACTTCGTGAAGCTAAAGGGGAACTGGTACATGACGTCCATGTTCTCAAAGTGGTGTAAAACGAGAGGGCTCAGGCCGGAGTGGTTCGACTTCTCAGAATAAGGTCGCTCTGGGTGGCGACAGGCTCTTTCACCTCCTTTCTACATAATCTACACGCAAGAGAAAACCGGGGCAGATCGTCCCGGTTCTTTTGCGTTTTTGGGGTGCCCTAAAGGTGCCCTTTTTACACGATTTTTACATTTGCTGTGATGCAGTGATTGCAAGGGGTAGACGCTCAAACCATTGAAATTTCAATACTTTGCATACAAGAAGGAATAAGAGGGAGCAAGGGGAAACAAGGGATTATTCGGGTTCGAGTCCCATGTCCTCCGCCAACAGAACCGTTGAAATCACAAGGTTTCAGCGGTTTTTTCATTGTCCAGGGAGCCCTTTTGGAGCCCTTTTTCCATAAAATCAGCGATTCGCCTCGCGGAATTAGCCTGCGAGTCAAACAGATGCGTGTAGATATTGAGCGTCGTTCCGATGTTTGAATGTCCGAGCGCAGCTGAGATCTCCGCAATGTCAAACTCGCCCGAGGCATTCAGCATCGTTGCGAATGTATGCCTGAGCCCGTGCAGCGTTACATCAGGGAGACCGTGCTCTTTGGTGAATTCCTTTATCTGCCTCTTTGCATAATCGGGCCGCATCGGTTCGGAAGCGTACTGGATCAGGAAAGGATTCTCGATGTACGGGTTCTCTTCATGCTCTTTCATAAGTCTGACGATGTCATACATTACGAAGTCCGGGACAGATACGATGCGCCGTGAACGTTCTGTCTTTGTATCCTGAATAACGTCCTCGCAGCGTATCCTGTGGCGGGTGCGCTGCACTTTGATAGTGCGCCACAGCACATTGACATCATCGTTCATTAGGCCCATGATCTCGGACCTGCGGAGACCACAGAAGAGGGCAAGCTCATAAACGACCTTTAGGTCGAGCGTGGTATCTTCCAGAGCATCAACGAAGTCGTTGACCTCGTCTCTTGTAAGGACTACGATGTCCGGCTTCTTCTGCTTCGGTATGATCACAGCATCACAAGGATTGACCGTGAGCATCTTGTTGCGGATCGCCATTTTATAGGCGCTCGACAATAATGAAATATAGCCCTTGATGGTCTTTGGGGAAGCCTTCTTCGGATACCCCTTTTGAGGCTCTCCTTTGACCGCAGAGGCGATAAACTTCTCTATTTGATAAGGTGTTAGGGCTTTCGCTTTGATGCCCTTAAAAGCCAATTTTAGGCGTTTCGCGTATGACTCATATCCGGTCAGAGTTGTCTCTTTGAGTCCCTTGATGCGCTGCATATCGATGTACGCATCGAGCAGATCTGCGACAGTGTCAGCGTTCATCGATGAAGAGGCGCACTCCAATTCAAAAGCACGATACTGCTTCTCTGCATCCTTCTTCCCGGTGATCGTGACGATCTTCGACCAGCGCTTCCTGTTCCCTCGCGACGCGGATCCTTTCGAGACGATCAGCTTCGCTTTTGCCCTTGATAGGTATTGAATAGCCATATCTTACCTCATAAGTGTCTTACGTACTCGATCTCATCGACCGACTTGTCAGTCTCGTCAAAGTCCCTTGCCTTCATATGCTTCAGCTCGTGTTCATAGGCCGCTCGCTGTTGCTCTACGTTCAGATTGACATTGAGGACCACAGTGTAGCACTCCTCTTCATCAAACGTCTTTACCAGCATCCCCTTTATGCGTGGAGGTAAATCCGCATATATTACTCTCACTTCGTTCATGTATCCCCACCTCCTTGTGGGGACATAATAGCCCTTGAATTGGTCTATTTTTTGGACAGCCTATCTAGTAGTTCGGCAGCCATTCTGACGTCATCTGTAGTGGCATTTCTTGATGCATCGAAGAGGACGCGCATCTCCGGGCGCTCATAGAGCTGTTGCGCCAACTCTGCGACTTCCGGATCAAGATAGTATGGACTCTTATCATCTTCGCCGCGAAGGTAGTCCAAGCTTACATTGAAGAAGTCTGCGAGCTGCTCCATAAGTTCATAAGAGGGCTTCCTGGAACCCGCCTCGATCATACTGATGGTCGACTTCGAGACATGAAGCTTGTCAGCAAGCTCTGACTGCGAATAGCCTTTTTTCGTCCTGAGTTCCTTAAGTCTTTCCGAAATATCCATACTTTTCTCCTCCTTGTATCCCTTGCAATTACTAATGTACACCGATTGTGAACGAATGTAAAGAAAAAATTCACTAAAAGTGATTGACACGCGCTCACTTATAGTGTACCATAAGCGTGTAAGTTATCAGGAACACATCATGTTGTGGACGAACGAAAGGAGGACGGCATATATGGCGGAGAAGGAGCGCAATGAAAGGCTGATACAGATGCGTGGAAAGCGCTCAAGAGCCGAAGTAGCAAGGGATACAGGCATTTCAGAACGTGCGCTGCAGTCGTATGAGCTGGGAGACAGAATCCCCCGCGATGATGTCAAGATAAGGCTCGCTGAATACTATAAGCGCAGTGTGAAGTATCTCTTTTTTTAGCCTAATCGCTCACTTAAAGTGACCAAGAGGTGAAAACATGAAACTCTACACTGCGGAAGAAGCTGCCGAAGTGCTCAGGCTGAGCAAGTGGACGGTGTGGAAGTACGGCAGGGAAGGAAAGCTTCGCACTGTCAAGTTTGGTAGAACGGTCAGATATGACCTGGAAGGAGGAAAGAATGAAGTACGAAGTGACGGTGGATTACAAGAAGTTTCTGTTTGATGACAGGCTCGAAGCGCTCGATTTCGCAGAGCAGGCATATCTGCACTCATCGAAGCCTGTAGATGTTGAGGTAAAACTCAAGGAGGACGAGGCATGATCAAGCACATCATCGCATGGACGCTGGCGGCGTCGGCATGGTTCGGATTCGGTTTCATGGTAGTGGCAACCATTATGACAGCATAGGAGGAGAAAATGGGAAAGCATGACAAGACAGTTGAACCGCACTCGGTAGAGTATCTTGAAAACCTCATCGAGAGACTGAAGGCAGAGATCAAGGAGCTCAAGGCAGAGAACGCATTCGCAAACGAAACGATCAGCAAGCTTCAGACCCAGTGCGGAAGAATGAGCAAGTGGGCGAACGAGATCGAGGCGAACGCTGAGGACAAGATCACAGCACTGGAAGCCGAGAACGCAAAGCTCAGAGGCAAGATCCTGAAGCTGGTGGAAAGCTATGTATAGGAATTATGAAAACAGGATGGCGGTCGAAGGACAGCAGATGTACGAAGAACGCTACGGATCGCTCGACTGGGAATACTTCAGAGACGAGTACGACGATATCAGAACGATCTGCGATGTCTGCGACTGCGATGATTGCCCGAGGCGCGGCGATGACTGCGAAGGGAGAGATGACGAAGAAGAGGACGATGACGATGACAGGATCGCCTACTACGAAAAGGAGGGAGATGAGTACGTCTACTATGACAGCGAAGACCATGAGCTCTACAGAGAGCCGGCATAAAAAAAGCGAAGCGCTCCCGAAGGAGACGCCACGCAATCTGAAACTACTTAATGGTACCACACCGGAAGACAAAAGTGAAGCCGAAAGGCTCTTCGACCTCATCGGAGTAGGCGCGGCCTACGCGGTAAGACGACCCAAAGACTCAAAGGTCGACAGGGAATTCCGCAGACTCATAGCCGAAGCCAATGCAAGCGGCAATGACTGCATCATCAATGCCGGATACGGCTACTACAGGCCGGGCGATGACGATGACTTTGAGGCAGAACTGTATTTCGCCTCGGAAAGAAGCAGAGCAAAGGAGATCCTGAGGAAGCTCCGCAGGATGGAAGAAGTGTACAACAGGAGGTACCAGTAATGAGCAAGAAAATATTGATTCTCGGCAGATCAGGAAGCGGCAAGAGCACAAGCCTCAGAAACTTCAAGAAGGGTGAGGTCGGCATCATCAGCTGCGTAGGCAAGGAGATGCCATTCAGAATCGACATTCCGGT